GTGTTGCCGAACGCGCAGGCAGTCGACCGCCTCGCCGCCGAAACCGTCGACCTACTCACCGAGCGGCACCGCAGCATTCTGCGCGCCGTCGACGACGGATACCGCGCCATCGTCGCCGAGGTGACCGCCACGCCCCTACTCGGCACCGGCACCCGCCGCCAGGCCACCCAAGACGCCATGACGCGTTTCGCGGACCGCGGCATCAGCAGTTTCACGGACCGCGCCGGCCGCCGTTGGCAGCTCACCTCTTACGCGGAAATGGCCGTCCGTACGTCCGTGGGGCGTGCGGCGACCGAGGCGCACATGCGCACCCTCGGAGACGCGGGCGTAGACCTGGTGATCGTGTCCAACGCCCCGCGCGAGTGCCCGCTCTGCCGCCCATGGGAAGGCAAGATCCTCTCGATTGGCGGGGGCGGGGCGCGCACGGTCGAGGTCGAGCACGCCATCGACGACGGCCGCATGATCCGCGTGGACGTCGCCGGAAGCCTCGACGAGGCCCGCCGCTCAGGGTTGCAGCACCCCAACTGTCGGCACTCCGTGTCCGCATACACGCCCGGTATCACTCGCGCCGACCAGGCCGAGCCGGACCCGGAAGGGTACGAGGCAGGACAGCGGCAACGCGCCATCGAGCGGAACATCCGCAAGCACAAGAACCGCGCCGCCGCAGCCGTCACCCCCGAAGCCAAGCAGGCCGCGAACGCCAAGGTGCGCCAGTGGCAAGGCGCCATGCGCGACCACCTGAACGCGCACCCCGACTTGCGCCGCAACCCCAAGCGCGAGCAGCCCGGAGCATCGAACCTTCCCGCACCGTCCCGCACGATCCCCGACGAGGCGCAGCAGGCCGCACGCATCCGTTCCGGCGACCACCTCACCCCGAGCGAGATGACCGACGACCAGCTCAGCGCCGCGATGCGGCACGGCGAGTTGACCGAACGCGACCGCGCCCGCATCGAGACCGAGGCGGACCGCCGCGACCGACAGGCCCTGTTGGACCGCGCCGCCCCGGGCGGACGGCTCACAGACGACCTGCTCGGCCTGTCGGACGACGAGCTCGGCCGCGTGTTCGGCGACCTCGACGACCGCGACGCACTGCGCGTCATGTCCGAGCTGGACCGCCGCGACCGCGCCGGACAGCTCCCCGGCGTACGCCGCGACCTTGTGGGCCTCTCGGACGACGAGCTCGCCAGCCGCTACCGCAACGCACCCAACGACCATGCAGGACTCGCCGAGGAGGCCGCACGCCGCGACCTGCTCGCCGAGCACTTCCCCGGCGGTGAGCTCGGCGCCGACCTCACCCAGACGTCAGACGACGCGCTCGGGTGGTGCATGCAGTACGCCGACAGCGGCGAAATCCTCCGCATCGCCGACGAGATGGACCGCCGCGACGCCGTGGCCATGCCCGCGCCCGCGGCGACCGGTGACGCCGTCCTCGACCTGCTCGCCGACCGGAACGCCCTCGCCGACGCCATGGACCCCGCACCCGATCCGGACGGGTGGGGCGCCCTCGCCGACGATGCCGCATTCGCCACCCAGTTGGCCGAGGCGGTCGCCCGCCAGTCCGCCCGCGATGCCGCCATGGCCGAGGGCGCAGCGCCCGTGATCACCCGCGCCGCCGCCCGCGCCATGTACGACGAATACGTGTACCGGCAGTACCTCCAGGCCGAGGACGACCTACGGGGCGTACTGCTCAACAAGAGGGCCGAGGTCGCGGGCAGGGCGCCTATCACCCTGTTCAGCGGTCCCGCGCGTATCGCCCATGCGCACGCGTCGGACGAGTTGAAGGAGTGGTGGGCCGAACACGGCCGGTTGACTCAGGCCGAGTTCATCGAGAAAGCCACCGGCCAAGAGCAGCGTTGGGCAGCCGGGGCCCGCAAGAATGAATCGGACCACCAGAACCGACGCTGAGACACGGGGGCAACGACATGGGTACACGGCAGGACATCGCGCAAGCGATCCAGCAAGGGCAGGAAGCCGGCAGGACCGGCGAGCCGCCCACCGTGTGCCCGTACGGCGCCGCCGACATCCTGCGCACCGCGTGGATACGCGGGTACGCGCAGACCGCGCCGTCCCCGACACAGGGCGACGACGCGTAGCACCCGTTCCACCACACACCGAAGGGCCCGCCAGGTGCGGGCCCTTTTCCGTGTGCCCGTTTCCGGCCCGCCAGGTGCGGACCGGCCGAGTCTCCCCAGGAGGGCGACACCATGAGCGACACCGCTACCCCCGCCGCCGGAACCGGCACGGAAGGCGCCCCCGCCGGCGCCCCCGCCACGCCGGCCGCACCGGCGACCCCCGCCGCACCGGCCACGCCCGCAACCCCCGCAGCCCCCGCCGCCCCCGCGACGCCGGCCGCGCCGCAGGGCGAGGACACCGCCGCACAGATCGCGCGACTTACCTCCGAGCTCGCCGCCGCGCGCGCCGAGGCCGGTAAGACCCGCGTGACCGCCAAGCAGACGGCCGCCGACCAAGCCCGCGCCGACCTCGCCAAGCAGGTCATGAGCCTGCTCGACCCGAACGCGGCACAGGAACAGGCCACCCCCGAGCAGCTCGTCGAGCGGCTCACCGAGCAGCAGGCCCGCGCCCGCAACGCCGAAATGCGCCTCGCCGTATTCGGCGCCGCCGCCGCGGCCGGCGCCGACCCGCAGGCCCTCAACGACTCGGTCACTTTCCGCGACTCCCTCGCCAACATCGACCCGACCGACACCGCCGCCGTCACGGCCGCCATCACGGCCGCCGTCGCCGCGAACCCGCGCCTTGCCGCACAGCTCCCCACCGGGCCCGCCCGGGGCGGAGTCGAGTTCGGGGGCACCCCCGGCGGCGAGGTCACCCGCGAGCAGTTCGCCGCCATGGACTACCGCGCGCGCACCGCGCTGTACCAGTCCGACCCCGACACGTACCGGCGCCTCGCCGGATAAGCCCGGCGCCCGCCGGGCCCCATCAAAGCCCGGCACCGCGCCGGCAGATAAGGAGCAGGCATCATGCCTCAGACCACCGCAGCCCAGATGATCGTTCCCGAGGTGTGGGGCGACATGGCGCAGGCCGCCTTCACCGGACAGGTCCGCGTTGCCGGATCGTCCGCCGTCGTCGAGGACAACACCCTCGAAGGCGCGCCCGGCAGCACCGTGCACTTCCCGAAGTGGGGCGCCCTCGCCGACCTCGACGACCTCACCGAGGGCACGCCGATGACCACGGCGCAGATGGCTACCTCGAACAGCACGGCCACCATCAAGGAGGCCGGTAAGGCCGTCGAGATCACCGACAAGGCGCGTCTCGTGTCGCTCGGCGACCCGGAGGCCGAGGCCCGCCGCCAGTTCGGCATTCTCGCCGCGCGCAAGGTCGACGCGGCGCTGATCGCGCAGGCGCAGGCCGACGAGACCGCGCAGGGTGGCAGCAACCCGTTCACGTTCACCATCGCGGCTGGTGGAGGAAAGACCAAGCTCACGTGGCTGGACTACATCGTTCCGTCCATCGGCCAGTTCGGCGACGAGTGGGAGCCGTCCGACTTCGCTGGTCTGTGGATCAACTCCGCCCAGCTCGGCGACATCTTCAGTGACTCCCAGTTCATCAACGCCGCCACCCTGGGAGCCAACGGGACCCCGGTCACGACCGGCCAGGTCGGCGAGATCGCGGGCGTGCCCGTGCTCGTCACGAACCGTCTCGCCGCGAAGAAGTTCCTTCTCATGAAGAAGGGCGCGCTCGGTCTGCTCTACAAGCGCCGCCCGCTGGTCGAGTCGGACCGCGACATCCTCGCCCGCTCGACCGTCGTCACCACGACCATGCACTACGCCGTCAAGCGCCTCGACGACCGCGCCGTGTGCGTCGGCACGATCCCCGCGACCTGATCGGACGCCACCCCACCAGCCCCAGGAAGGGAGGCGCCCGCATGATGCTGCGCCGACACCACAAGCGCGACGCCGACGAGGCGCCGCAGACCCCCGAGGACGGACCGGCCACCATGCCGCCGGACCCCGAGCCCGAGCCGGACCCCGAGCCGGACGCCCCGCAGGACACAAAGCCCGCGGGGCGTTCCGCTTCCCGCAAGAAGGGTGATGCCTGATGCCTCGTACCACCCTCACCGCGCAGACCGTCAGCGCGGCGACGCCGCGCGTACCGCTGACGTTCGGCCCCGTCGACGCCGTCAACGGCGTGCAGTGGCCCTACACCGGCCGCCGCCGACTGATCGTGAACAACGCCTCGGCCAGCCCGGTCACGGTCACCGTGCGCACCCGCACGCCGTTTGCCGTGGCGGGGCTCACCGTCCCCAACCGCATCGTCACGGTCGCCGCCGGAGCACTCGCGTTCATCATCGAATCCGCCGAGGCGCGCAACGCCACCGACGGAATGGTCTACGTGGACTTTTCCGCCGCGACGTCCGTCACCGCCGCCCTGATCGACGAGCAGTAAGGGGGAGGGCCGGTGGCGTACGCAACCGCGGCAGATCTTGCCGCATGGACCGGGAAACCGGCCCCGACCGACGCCGAGCGGCTGCTCGCCCGCGCGTCCGAGGACATCGACGCCGCCCTGTTGACGGCCGTCTACACCACGGACGACGCGGGCATGCCGACCGACCCGAACATCGTCGCCGCCCTTGCCGATGCGACATGCGCACACGTCGAGTACCAGCAGGCGAGCGGCGACGACGGCACCGGCGCCGCGGGCAAGTGGGGCAGCGTCTCACTCGGCCCGGTCAGTCTTTCCGGGCGCACCGATACCACCACCGCGCCGGGTGGCCTCGACCTCGCCCCGCGCGCGTGGCGGGCCCTGGCACGAGCAGGCCTTACCCCGGGGGTGGTGTGGTGACCGCGCTCCCCGCGTGGCTGCTGTGCCACACGATCACCATCGAGCCGTACCGCGGAAGCGGGGCGTATGGGCCTGTCTACGACGGGCCGGCCGCCGCGGCTGCACTGGTCGCCGAGACCGTCAAGCACGTCCGCGACTCGACGGGGGCCGTCGTCGTCTCGACCGCGCAGATTTACGCGGGCCCCGACCTCGATTGCCCCGTCGGGTCCCGCGTGATCCTTCCCGACGGGCGGATCACCAGGGCCCTCACTGTCGCCGCCCACACCGCGCCGGGGCTCCCCGTCCCGGAATCAACGGAGGTGTATTGCGAGTGAGCCGCGCGCAGATCAGATGGGACGGAGACGCCGCCCTCGCCCACATACGGGCCGCAGCCGTACGGGGCGTACGCGTGGGCGGCGAGCACCTGTTGCAGGTCTCCCGCGAACGCGTGCCCATCGAGGAAGCCACGTTGGAGCGCTCCGGAGTCGTGTCCGTCGACGAGTCATCCATGACGTCCGCCGTCAGCTACGACACCCCGTATGCCGTGCGCCAACACGAGGAACTCAGCTACCGCCACGACCCCGGCAGGACAGCGAAGTACCTCGAACGCCCGTTGCGCGAGGAGAAAGACACGATCCTCGCCATCATCGCCGCGCAGGTACGGAGGGCGCTCCGGTGACGTTCCTTGTCGATGTGGTCGACGGCATCGCCCGCCTGCTCGACACCGCCGGCGCCGCCACCTACCGGCCCACCGGCATCTACACCGCCACCGAGACAGCGATCACGGACACCGTCATGTCCGACAGTCCAGACCGCGCCGTCGTCCTCACTGCCTACGACACCGCCGACGACCCCGCCCTCACTGACTGCACGGTGTTCCTACAGGTACGCACCCGCGCCAGACAGGATCCGCGCGAGGTCGTCGCCCTCGACGAGGCCGTGTTCGCCGCGCTGCACGGCCTACGAGACCAGCAGTTCGGCACCGCCCATGTGCAGCTCATCAAGCGCGAGAACACCGCGCCGATGGGCGCCGACGCCAACGGCCGCCACGAGCGGACCAGTAACTACACGCTGCGCGCCCAACGCCCGCAGTCCGACCGCCTCGAATAGGAGGGCCCCATGTCCACCCCTGTTGAGACAGAGACCGCGCTCGCGCGCCGGTACCGGCTCGAACTGGACACCAGCACCAACGGCACGCCCGCATGGGCGATCGTCCCCGGCATCAACGACTTTGCGCCCAAGGTCGACCAGACGCAGCAGGACAGCACCACGTACGAGGACGACGGTTGGGCCGATCAGACGGCGACCGCGTACGCGTGGAGCATCGAGGCGACGATGTTGCACCGGTGCCACCCCACGACCAAGGCTTTCAACGCCGCTCAGGAACAGCTCAGGCTCGCCGCGGAGAACTTTGGTGACGCGGGCAAGGTCCACGTTCGTTGGTACGACCGCGAGGGCCGCGACGAGGCGTACGAGGGGTACGCCCTGGTCCAGTGGGAGCAGGACGGCACCGCTACCGACGACCTCGACTCCGTCAAGGTGACGCTTACCGGCAAGGGCAAGCGTACGAAGATCACCAACCCGCTCGCGCCGTAGGAAGGCTGACCAATGGCCTTTCAGGCACTGGGGGAGTTGCTCGACGAAACGCTCGCGCTCCCCATCAACGGCAAGACGTACACCGTGCCGCCGCCGTCCGCGGCAACCGGTCTCCGCGTGCAGGCCATCATGCAGGCCGCCGCGGTCGCCGCAGACGGCGGGCAGGTCGACGATGCCGTCCTCGCCGACGCCGCCGAGCGCGACATGTACCGCGACGTCCTCGGCACCGCACACGCCGAGATGGTCGCCGATGACGTCGCATGGCCGACGCTCAAACACAGCGCGGTGACCGCGATGGTGTGGATTGTGCAGAACAAGGACGCCGCCGAACGCTACTGGAATTCCGGCGGCGACCCTTCTCGACTGGCCCCGAACCGGCAGCAGCGCCGCAGCTCATCGGATGCGGCGAACAAGACCCGGTCTCGGGGCTCTTCGAGTGGTACGAAGCCCCGCCAGGGCAACCGCGCCGGCGGAAAGAAGCCCGCGCCCCGGAAGTGAAGTGGTCGCAGATCCTCGACGAGTGGCCGCTCGTCGAGGCCGACCTACAGGAGTTCTACGGCCTCGACGTCGGGGCGCCGGGCCTGCTCGCCGCCCGTTCGTGGCGGTGGCTACGCGTCCGCATCCTCGGCCTGCTCTCCGCGGACTCCCGCATCAACCGCCTGTTGTACCCGCCGCCCGACGCCCCCCAGGGCTGATAACTCCACACCGCGCCACCGCGCGCCCCCTACCCGAGAGGAGGCCCGCACATGGCGCTCACCGTGGGCGAGCTCGCCGCCACCATCACCGTGGACGACACCGAGGCCGAACAAGGCCTGAACGGCTTTCAGACCCGGTTGCGGGCCGCGCTCACCCGCATCACCCAGCGGGCCCGCACCGGCGGGCAGGACGCAGGAGGCGCCCTCGGCGATGGCCTCGATGAGGGAGCCAGCGACGGCGCCGACACGGCCGGACAGAGCATCACCGGCAAGCTCAAAGGCCTCGCCCTAGGTGCGGTCGGAGCAGGTCTCGGCGCCGCCCTCATGGGTGGCATCGCCTCAGCAATGGAACAGCAGCAGATCACCGGCAAACTCGCCGCGCAACTCGGCTCCACCCCGGCCGAGGCGCAGAAATACGGCAAGGCCGCCGGCCACCTGTTCGCGAACGCCGTCACTGAGGACTTCCAGGGCGCCGCGGACGCCATTAAGGCGACCATGAGTTCCGGTCTGCTCCCGCCGGACGCCACCAACGCACAGATCGAATCGATATCGACGAAGGTGTCCGACCTCGCGAGCACATTCGATCAGGATCTCGGGGGCGTCACCAACGCCGTTTCACAGATGCTGCGCACCGGTCTGGCATCGAGCGCCAACGAGGCGTTCGACGTCCTTACGGCCGGTTTCCAGTCCTCGGCGAACAAGGCCGATGACCTTGTCGACACCTTCAACGAGTACGGCGTCCAGTTCAAAAAAGCTGGTCTGGACGGTGCCACGGCCGTTGGCCTGATGAATCAGGCGATTCAGAATGGCGCTCGTGACTCCGACCTTGCCGCGGACGCGATCAAGGAGTTTTCGATCCGCGCCGTGGACGGGTCGACCACCACCGCGGCCGGTTTCCAGGCCCTCGGCCTGAATGCCGACGACATGGCAAAGAAGTTCGGCGCCGGCGGAAAGTCCGCCACGGCCGCGCTCGACACCACGCTCGACCGGCTGCGGAACATGAAAGACCCCGTCAAGCAGTCCGCGGCGGCAACGGCCCTGTTCGGCACCCAGGCCGAAGACCTCGGCGCCGCCCTGTTCGCGATGGACCCGAGCAGCGCCGCGCAGGGCCTCGGCAAGGTCGGAGGCGCCGCCGACCGCGTGGGCAACAGTCTGCGCGATAACGCCGCAACGCAGGTCGAGCAGTTCAAGCGGAAAGCCACTCAGGCATTCGTCGACGTGCTCGCCACGAAGGTACTTCCCATCCTGACCGCGTTCGGAAATTGGTTCCAGGAACATTCCGGGGTGGCGAAAGTCCTCGCCATAGGCATTACCGCGCTCGGCGTGGCGTTCGGTATCGCCGCGGTCGCCGTGTGGGCGATGAATTCCGCGATGTTGGCCAACCCAATTTTCTGGATTGTCGCCGGGGCGGCAGTCGCCGTAGCGGGCCTCGTCTATCTCATTGTCACGTACTGGGATCAGATCAAGTCCGCCACGCTCGCCGTATGGGATTGGGTGGTTCAAAAAATACTCTGGGTAAAGGACGCGATAGTTTTCGCGTTCCTGAATTTCACACTGCCCGGACTGCTCATCAACTATTGGTCCACCATTCAGAGCACCGCCGTTTCCTGGTGGAACGCCATTGTCGGATGGGTAAAGGGCATCCCCGGAAAGATCTATAACGCGTTCCTCAACTGGACCGCAACCGGCCTGATCGTCAAGCACTGGTCGGCGATCAAAACCGCGACGGCCGTCAAGGCACTGGAAATGGTCGCGTGGGTGCGCGGTCTGCCCGGCCGGATCACCAACGCCCTCGGCAACATGGGCAGTCTGCTCGTCGGCAAGGGCCGCGACCTGGTGCGCGGTCTGTTCGACGGCGTCAAGGGTATGGGCGGGTGGCTGCGCTCGCAGCTCATCGGCTTCGCCAAGAACATGATCCCCGGGCCCATCGCCAAGGCCCTCGGCATCCACTCGCCCTCGCGTGTGATGCGCGACCAAATCGGCCGTTGGATCCCCGCGGGCATCGTCGAGGGCGTCGAGGACGGGGCCGGCGCGGTCGATTCGACGATGCGCAACCTGGTCGCAGTGCCCACCGGCGGGCAGGCCACCGCGGCGAACGTCGCCGCCTCGACCGCGTCCGGCGCGGTCGCAGGCCGAGGCAGCTCGCCCGACGTCGTGCGCATCGGATCGGACGGAAGCGCGTTCGGCGATCTCATCATCGCCACCCTGCGGCAGAAGGTCGCCGCGCGTGGCGGAAACGTCCAGTTCGTCATCACAGGAAAGGCAGCGTGACCGTGGCGTTTCCGCAGACACCCCTTGGACTGCGCGGCGAGCTCAGGATCGGGCAGGTGTGGCAGAACATCACTGCCGACCTCTACACCCGCGCTCCGATCACCCACACCCGGGGGCGCCCGTACCGCTCCAACGCGGCCGACCCCGCGCAGTGCGCGGCGACAATCCGCAACCTCGACGGGAAGTACGTTCCGCGGAACCCCGAGGGCCCGTTCTACGGGCTGATCGGTCGCGGAACACCGTTCAGAATCAGCCTCCCGGGCGGGCCGTCCAACTACCTCGCATTGAACGGCTCGACGAACCTCGCCACCACCCCCGACGCGACCCCGCTCGACATCACCGGGGACCTAGACATCCGGTGGGAGGGCGAGGCCGATTGGTACACGCCCGGGGCGCAGATTCTCATCGGCAAGTGGGGCGCCTCCGGTAACCGCTCGTTTCACATGCGCGTCGCGGGTGGCGCTCTGTACCTGCACACCACGCAGGACGGCGTAAGCGGCTGGTCGGCGTTCATCGCGCTTCCCGCACAGCTCCCGCGCCGCGCCGCTGTACGGATGACGGTGGACGTTGACAACGGCGCCGGGGGCGCAACGTGGGCCGCGTACTGGGCCCCGACCCTCGCCGGACCGTGGACGCAAATCTCTACCCTCACCACCAGCGCATTCGCCATCTTCGCGGGCAGTGCGCCACTGTCCATCTCCCCGGAACAACTCGACCTTGTCACCCCTCAGCGGCGCGCCGCGGTGGGCAAGTGCTACCGCGCCGAGGTGCGCAATGGCATCGGAGGAACGGTCGTTGCCGCCCCCGACTTCACCGCGCGCCCCCAAGGCGCCGGCGGCACGTTCACCGACAGCGCCGGCCGCGTATGGACGCTCGCCGCCGGGGCGGAGATCACCGACCGCGTGATCCGGTTCGAGGGCGAGGTACCCGAGTGGCCGCCGAAGTGGACCCCCAGCGCCAAGGACGCGTGGACGCCGATACAGACCGCGGGAATCCTGCGCCGCCTCGGCCAGGGACAGAAACCCCTCGCAAGCACGCTGCGCCGCCGCATCCCGTCGTACAAGCCGCTCGCGTACTGGCCGATGGAAGAGGGCGCGAACGCAGTACAGGCGTACTCACCGATCCCCGGCGTCACTCCGCTGAAACTCACGGGCGCCAAGTGGGCGCAGGCCAACACCCTCCCGTCGTCCAGCCCTCTGCCCACCCTCGCGCCGACCGCCGCCCAGGCATGCGACATGCGGGGCAACATTCCGGCCCCGTCGACCGCGCCGAGCAGTTGGGCCGTGCGTTTCGTCTACCGACTCGACCAGCCCAACGCCACAGGACGCACGTTCCTGCGAATCCTGTCGACCGGCACCGTCCAGGACTGGTACATCCAAAGCGGCGCCGGCGGTAGCACGATCATCGGTAAGGACGCCGACGGAAACACCCTCTTCTCCCAAGGCATCGCCACCGGTGCCGACCTGTTCGGCCAGTGGATACAAGTCCGATTCAGCGCCACCCAGAGCGGCGGAAACGTCGCCTGGCGTATCGACTGGCAGGACGTCGGCGGCGACGCCGGCGGAAACGGCGGCACCTACACCGGCACCGTGGGCCGCCCGACCGGCGTTGCGTCCCCGCCGGACGGGTACAGCGCCGACCTATCTGGAATGGCGCTCGGCCATATCTCCGCGTGGGCATCGGACACCACCTCGGCCTATAGCAACGCGATCACCGCGTGGCAGGGAGAGACTGCCGCCGCCCGCATGATCCGCCTGTGCAGCGAGGAGGGCGTACCCCTCACCGTGACGGGCGATATCACCACCAGCGCGCCCGTGGGCCCGCAAAAACCGGCGCCCCTGCTCGACCTGCTACGCGCGTGCGCCGAGGCCGACGGCGGCCTGTTCGGCGAGTCCGCCGACCGGCGAGAGCTCATGTACCGCACCCGCGGCGACCTCTACAACCAGGCACCGACACTCACCCTCGACTACGCGGCCGGCCACCTCGCCGAGCCGTTCGAGCCCGTCGAGGACGACACTGTCCGCAACAGTTGGGAGGTGCAGCGCGACGGCGGATCCATGGGCACGGCGAGCCTCGACGACGGCCCGTTGTCCACCCTCGACCCGCCCGACGGGATCGGCCTGTACGAGGATTCCGTATCGCTCAACCTGTATGGGGACGAGCAGACCAACCCCACCGCGCATTGGCTGCTGCATCTGTCGACGTGGGACGAACCCCGCTACCCGTCGGTCACGATCCTGCTGCACAAGGCGCCCGAGCTCATCCCCGCCGTGCAAGCGCTACGCGAGGGCGACAAGATCCGGATAGAGAATCTGCCGAAGCAGTTCACCGGGTCGGGCACTGCCGAGCTGCTCGTCGACAGCCTCGCCGAAACCCTGCTGCCCCGGGCATGGACGATCACGTTCAACTGTTCGCCCGCAGGCCCGTGGAACGTGGCCGCCGCGGCGATCGTCGAGGACTTCGAGGACACCACTTACGCGGTGCCCATCGCGGCCGGCGGCTCCCTGCCGTGGACACGCAGTCAGGTGCACTACAACACCGGTACCTGGTCTCTGCGGTCCGGGGCGATCACCAACAACCAGACATCGGACGCGATCGTGACCGTTCCCGACGGGGCGACCGAGTTGACGTTCTGGTATTTCACGTCGTCCGAGGGATCGGGCCCCGGGTTCGAGGGCGACCGGTTGACCGTCCTCGTTGACGGCGTGCAGGTGCTACGCGCTCAGGGGGAAACCCCGTGGACGTCGACCACCATCGACGTCACCGGAGCCGCCACGGTGACGTTCCGATACACCAAGGACAACTCATCGCCCGGCGGCGAGGACGGGGTATGGATCGACGATCTGTTGTTTACCCGTGTGGCGCCGATGCGGGTAGACACCGACGGTAGCGAGCTCGCCGCAGCAGTCAGCGCGACCGCGACCGCTCTGTCTGTGGCAGTCACAGCCGGGCCCGCGTGGATCGACAGCGCCAAGTTCCCCGCCGAGTTCCCGTTTGACGTCCTGATCAGTGGCGAGCGCATGCGGGTTACCGGCATTACCGGCACCACCAGTCCGCAAACGTTCGCCGTCCTGCGGAGCCGTAACGGCATCGTCAAGGCGCAAGCCGTCGGCGCGAGCGTCTCTCTCGCCGACCCCACCACCGTTGCTCTGTAAGGAGACCCGTTGTGACCCAGTGGCAACCAGGCATGATCATTACCGCCGGGCGCTTGAATGATGGGTTGGACCCCGTCACCACCGCGTCCGGCGCCACCGCGGCAACCAACTTCACCTTGGTGAGCTTCTCCGGTCGCAGGGCGGGGCGCCAAGTCACGATCAACTTTTCAGTCGCCCTGTCCCTCACAGACGTCTACACCAACGACATTCACGCCGACGTCCGGGGCAACCTCGCGGATACCGCGCTCGGCACGCTTCCCGTGGGGTGGCGGCCTCCCGAGCTGGTCTATTGCGTGATCGGCGACGGCTTCGGCAGCGGCGAGTGTTTCATCTCCACCACCGGAGTGATCACCGTCCGCTCTTGGAACAACGACGACGGCTCGACGCCCTCGGCCGCCAACCGGCGCGGCATCGTCGTGGGCCGCAACCTCCGCGTCACCGCGGCGTGGCTCGCCGACTCCTGACCCTTCCCCCTTTCGCCCTGTACGCCCCGCGCACCGCGCCGGGCGTTTTTTCATGCCCTGGAGGCACCATGACCAGCACTTCCCGCGGTATCGACGTATCCGCCTACCAGCCCGCCCAGGACTGGGCCGCCCACAAGCGGTCTGGCCTCGCTTTCGCGTTCGCCAAGGCGAGCGAGGGACAGACCTCACGGGACCCGAAGTTCGGCGCCCACGTGAAGGGCATCAAGGCCGCCGGGCTGGTCGCCGGGGCGTATCACTTCGCGTGGCCCAACCAGGACGCCGCGAAGGAGGCCGCGAACTACATCGCCGCCGTCAAGCCGTACGCGGGCGCCGGATTCCTGCACTGGCTCGACCTCGAACGCTACAGCGACGGCCGCAACTACCGAGGGCGTACCGCGGAGCAGATCCGGGCGTACGCCGTCGCGTGGATCGCCGCGGTGCAGAAGGCGTTCCCCGGGCAGCGTGTCGGCATCTACACGAGCGCCGACGACATCACCCACGGCCACGTGCCCGCGGGCGTGACCCTGTGGTACCCGGCGTACCCGGGCCAGCGCGTCGACACGTTCGCCGAGGCCGAGGCCGCCGCACGGCCCGCCCCGTCCGGCCGTAAGCCGCTCATATGGCAGTTCACATCGACCCCGGGCAGCGGGCCGCGCGTCGACTCGAACATCTGCTACCTGTCTCCGTCCGCGCTGCGCGCGTGGGCCGAGGGCGACACCGCGCCGAGCAAGCCCTCGACGCCGAGCAAGCCGACCACGCCGAAGCCGTACACCCCGCCGGCGTTCCCGATCGGCCTCGCCCCGGGCAAGTCGAGGCCGTCCGCGGTAGCCCTACAGCGCGCACTCAAGGCCGCCGGGTTCATGCCCAAGAGCGTGAAGGAGTCCCCGAACTACGGGCCCGCCACGCAGGCCGCCACCGCCCGTTTCCACGACGCACACCCGCAGTACCGCGCCGCGGGCACCACGCACGACGTCAAGATCGGCCCGCGCGGCTGGGCCGCCCTGTTCCGCCTCGCCTACGGCAAGTAGGACACCGCAAAACCTCGAGTTTTCTCGTCACTCTGACGCTAATACTCGAGCATCGCCGCCCGCCCGGCACCGCGCCGGGCGGGCCCCACCCCTCACACCCCCGGAGCGCCCCTCATGAGCCCCGCCGCCAAGCGCAGTATTCGCACCGTCCTGCAAACGACGGTTGCCCTCGCCGCCGTCCTGCCCACCCTCGCCGCCGTCCTCGCCAATACACACGGCGTAACCGACGTGCTGCCGTGGCTCGTTGGCGGCCTCGCCACCGCGGCCGGCGCCGCCGGCGGCCTCGCCCGCTTCATGGCCCTGCCGAGCGTCGAGGCCCTGCTCGACCGGTTCGGCCTCGGCCTGCTCGACGACGAGCCGGGCGAGGGCCCACAGTGACCGAGCCGACCGACAACGCCGCCATAGCGGTCGCTCTCGCCGAGCTCCGCGGGACGATGGCCGAAGGGTTCGCCACCGTCAACGGATCATTGGCCCTGCTCGCACAGCGCCACGACCAGACCGACAAGACCATCGACGACCACGGGAAGCGGCTCGACGCGCTCGAACGCAACCGGTGGCCGCTGCCGAGCATTGCCGCCCTCGGAGGGCTCGCAGGCCTCGGCGTATCCGTGTGGCAGATGACCGCACACTGAACGCGAACGCCCCCCGTACGGCCACTCACGGCCGCGCGGGGGCGTTCTGTGCGTTCCGGTCGCGCCCTTACGCCTCGAACTCACCCGCCCGGACACCAGCCACGAGACCGGCCAGACTCGCGCGCGAGAGCAGGAGCGCCGGCCCGGTCGGATTCTTGCTGTCCCGCACCGCGACCGTCTCCCCATCCACGATGCCGCACTCGACGCAATCGGACTGCGTACCGCTCGCCGACGACTTCCACCACGTGACAGGCAAGGTCGACGAATTCTCAACGTGGGCCATGTTCATCCCTTATTTGTTCGATGCGTTCTGCGGACTGCTCGACCGACAGCGCCGCGGCGCGAAGCCGCTCGAACGCGTCCCGGTACACGCTGACCTGCTCGCCGTCCTCGACGTACAGAGCAGCGGTCAGGCTTTCCACGTGCACAACGTCGAGGTCTGCATAATCCTCGAACCCCAGGACCGAATACGAACCCATTTGCCCTACGTGGGGCGGAGAGTCCGACGGCAACACCTGAATCGTCACGTTCGGCCGCCGCCCGCGGTCGAGCAGGCGCCCGAGCTGGTCGCGCATAACACCAGTACCGACGCACCGCGTCCGCAACGCGCTCTCAGCGATGATCGCCCACAGGTTCAGCGGAGACTCACGGGTGAGCACGGACTGTCGCGCGAGGCGAACCTCAACCAGCGCGTCAACCTTCTCCGTGACGGCGTCCGACATGCCGATCGAGGTCATGAGTTCGCGGGCATACTCGCCCGTTTGAAGCAGGCCCGGAATCACGCCTATTTGCCACGTGCGGACCGACGTCGCCTCAGCCTCCAAGCTGATCAAGTCCTCGTACGCCGGCGACAACACGCCGCGGTACGACTGCCACCAACCGCGCCGCGCACCCTCGCGGGTGAGCGCCAGCAAAGCCGTGCGCAACTCGGCGTCATCGGTGCCGTATAGGTCGAGCAGCAACTCAACATCCGCTGCTTTCGCTGCGGTCCGCGCAGTCTCCAGCCTCGACAGCTTCGCCGTAGTGATGCCACCGTTCGCCTTCTCGGCGACCTCGTCGAGGGTGAGGCCGAGCGCGTCGCGCAAAGCGCGAAGTTTCACGCCGAGCCTGCGCCGGCGCACTGTCGGTGTGCTCACGAACCCCCCTCCCGGATCTGATCTGTCGCCGACAGTCTGCCGCCTGCCCACGGGTGGTGTCACCTGAGACGCCCCCTTCGTCCAGCCACTCTCACCGGCATATGCAAATTCTCATTCCACTCCTGAGAGGGTTGCACATCACGTGTGACAGGGAGCACTCTGGTGCGACGAAATGTGACTGTGCCGACGTATGGCGTTACGAAACACTGCGCCAACTGGCACCACGGGCGTAGGGAGTTTGCATGGCTCACATGCCGCCGAGCGCGTTACCGGACTGCTGCGCTCCCCCCATCGGCCCCCCGTCGCAGGCCGTGTTCCCCTCCAGTACCGAAGCCCCGGCACAGGCCCGCCGCTACGTACGCGAGGTACTACGGCACGAGGAAAGGCCGCTTGAACGCGACCGGCTCGCCGATGTCCTGCTCGTCGTCTCCGAACTAGTGACGAACGCGTACAGGTACGGCACCGAACCCGGCGACTCCCTACTCGTCAAAGTCCTCACGACCAGCGAGCGCGTACGTATCGAGGTCCATGACCCTCGACGCAAACGCCCGTATCTGCGCAACGAGTCGGGGGAGCGCGCCCGCGGGCGCGGCCTGCACATCGTCGACGAACTCGCCGCGCGGTGGGACGTCGACGACAGGGAGTTCGGGAAAGCCGTATGGGTGGAGTTGGAGCGATGACCGACAAAGAGATCACTTTCCGGCCCGTGCCCGGGCCCGCCTTCCTCGACCGCTGCACAGTGTCGACGTGGCTGCACGCGGGCGCGCTCGCCGTCCCTGTCGCGTACGTCCTGATCGGTCACGCGCCCCCACAAGGCCCGGACGAGACAGCCGAGTCGGTCGAGGCTGGCCTGTTAGGCATGGCCGACGCCATGGGGATGCGTCCGGCGGCTGAGCAGGTGCCGCACATCGGCAACCGCCTGATCATGCGCGGACCGTTCGTCACGCTCGACTACGGACACCCGCAGTCCTACATGCAGATTCCAGCCCCCGGCGACGGCTGGCGCCGACACGTTGCCGCGGGTGGGCAAGCCTGCCTGACGCTCGGTCTCGACCCCATACCCCCGGGCGCCGGCCCCGATGCTGTCGAGGCATACCTCGCCCGTGTCCTGGCCACCGGTCGCGCCTGCATGGGCGCAACAACCGTACGGAACCCGTGATGTGGGAGGAACCAGCCCCGGAACGGCCCGTGCCCCCGCCGTTCATGTGGGCGTGCCCGGGGTGCGTTAAGTGGCTGCTGCGGCTCGCCCGTACCTGGGATGAGCCGGAAGGGTGTTTCTGGGAACAGTTGCAGGTGGCGCGGCACATCGCCGAGACACACCCCGCGGACGTCCCGGCTCAACACCTCGACGACTGTGAGCTGTGCCCGGAGTACGCGCGCCGAGACGACGACGATTCGGCGGGGGTATGGGCGCAGCACCGTGCGCGCGACCACTTCATGCCGCCATCGCTCGCACGCATGTTGTGAGCGGCCGATGGCACCCGTAGACATTGGGCACCGCTGCCCGTTCTGCACGAACCTGATCTATCCCCACCAGGAAACCGAGCGCGTGAGCGTCGTAACCGATAGCGGCCCCGACATGTCGCTGATCGCGCACACCGACCCGTGCCCGGCTGTCCGCGGCGCGGCACCCCGACCGACGTACACACCAATGAGCCACCCGTGACGTACGCAGGCCCGCGCGTGCGTCCGTCGGCCCCACTACCGCGACGCCGGTAGCGGGAAGGGCCCGCCGCCGGCGTCATCACCCGCGCAGCGCGGTGGGCCGAACGGAACGGCCCCGGTACCTACCGTGAGGTACCGGGGCCGTTCTCTGCCCTGCCGCGCATTTCCCCAGGTCACGCCGCGAGTGTTTTACCTACGTTGCTGCACATCAACGTGCCCAAAACACTTCCCTCGGTTACTCCAAGGTCATCGCGTAGGGCGTGGGCGAGCTGCGCGGCGCGGTCGCCTATCTCGGCGAACGTACGGCGCTGCGGCTCGCCCTCACCGGTCCATGTGATCACTTGCGAGGTGCCGTGGGCGGTCCGGCCGTGCTGAAGAATCCGGCTGATCAGAAGCGGTACGTCCTGCATGGTTCCCTGCACGGCTGTCCTCCTGGTAGCTCGCCACGTTGCGACGCGTGCACAGATTCTGCGCACATACCAAGCGGTATGTCACTACTTCTCGGTAGCGTTTTGGGCCACGTCCCACGGGTCCGGTTTCCACAAGGGATGAACCACGATCTCTACGTCCTCCGACCGTGACCCGTGCCGAGTGAGCGCCACGCGCCGAATGAGCTTGCGATACATCATGTTTCGCTCGCCGTCGTCGAGCGTCGGCCACTCCTCGACTGTGCCGACGACGAGCGGTATGAACTCGGCGCGGTCGGGCAGCGGGGCGGTTTCCGGGATGCTGTCGAGGGTGGCTTGTGCCTCTGCCCGCTTGCGTCGGATCACGTTTGCGGCTTCCTCGTACTCCCCTTCCTCCCACTCGTCCGGGTCGGCCGCGTGTTCAGCACGGAGCCGCGCGAGGGCCTGGCGCTGCTTGTCGACTTCGGCCTGTGCCCGTGCGCGGGCCCGCATATTGGCGGCCTCTTCCTCGGCGAGGTTCCGCTCGGGAGTGTGCTCGGTGGGCGGGGCGTTGTCGATGCCTGCGGCGGCTTCGCGTTTGAGCCAGCGGAATACCTCGCGCTCGACGATATGGCGCGGTACGAGAACGCCCACGCACGCGGTCGCTCCGCTCTTGGCGCGGAGGCTGCACCGGTAGGCCCATCCAGGCACGTTGGCGCCGTCACGGCGTGCGGCGTTAAGGCTGGTCCCGAGTCGGCACGCTGAGCATTTGGCAAGTCCGGTGAGTTCGTAGATGCCGACCCGGGAGCGCGGCGCGGTCGCGCGTACCTCTTTGCGCCGCTGCTGGTAGGCATCCCACAGGCCGTAGTCGATGAGTTCCTTTTGAGCACCCTGGATGTGGACGCGGTTGCGGCACTTGCCGTCAGTCTTGCGGCATCGGCACTCAGGGTTGTGGACGATGAGCAGACCCGCGGGAAAGCCTGAGTCCATGTACCGGCTGAGGGTTTCCGTACTCCACAGTGATCCTTGGGTGGTGCGGTGTCCGGCGCGGTTCAGCATGCCGCACAGCGTGTTGAATCCCGTTCCTGCGATGTACGCGCGGTAGAGGTCGGCGACGGCTGGCCCGATGTCTTCCTGGGGCTCGTACCGCTCTTTCTGTAGCTTCCCCGTCGTCTCGTCGTAGCGGCGGTGCCACTCGTACCCGAAACGCTTCCGGCCCTGCGCGGGCAAGTGGAGTTTGTACTTGCGGTGGTCGTGCGTCTCTCGCCACTGCTCGCCGGCGCGGTCGCTCTCGAACGCCCCGAATTCGAGGATCATGCCGCGCTGGAACCGGCCGATGGCGGTCGAGGCGTCGACGGGTTCTGTCGCGGATTCCAGCTCTCCGCCTGCCTCTTGGAGGCGGGCGAGGTTCATCGCGTTGCCGGTGCGGTCGCGGCCGAACCGGGAGTAGCGCCATACGGCGACGCCGCGGACTTCGCCGCCCTCGACGCGCTCGATGCACTGCATGATCTTGCGTTTGAAGTGTCGGCCGGACACGTCGAGGTCTTCGACCCATCCGACGATGCGGCGCCCTGTGCGGCGGGCCCACTGGGTGATCGCGTCCCGCTGTAGCTCGGGACTGATCTTTTCTTCCTTCCACGTACTGACGCGGATGTAACCGAGCCACGGCTCGCCCTCAGTGTCGGGCGAGCCGCGGAAGGTGTCGGGCAGTTGTGGTGTGGTCACAACGCTTTCCGTTCCGGTAACTGGCTGATCGGGAACAAGGCAATGACGTTGTCCGCCTCCTCTGCGGCGGCGCGATGTCCGGGCCCTGTCGGCGCGGTGCTTGCCTGGTCGAGCAGGCCGCGGGCCACGTGGTCGAGGGCGAGGCGGTAGCCGGCGGTGTGTGCGTCGGCGAGCTGGTCGTCTTGGGCGCGGTGCTCGCCGCGGAGTGCGTTGATGACGACCAGTGGGACGGCAACGACCGTGAGGAAGAACCCGCAACTCATGACGTCATCGTTTACGCCAAGCAAGCCGATGATGCCGAAGGCCAACCCGGTTCCGAGCAGGCCGTAAGCGAGGTGCGGGGTGTGGTGCTGATTCACGGTTGCGGTCCCTCCAACTTTGTGGGGCGTTAGTGCTCGGCGATCTGCTCGCCGTCTTCGGGGGGTGGCTGACGTTGCAGTGTCTCGGCCATAGACACAAAGAGTCGTTTGGCCTGCTCGTCGACGATGCCGAGAGCTGCGGCGGCTTCTTGTGGCGTTATGCGGCGCGCTCCGGGCTGTGGGTCCTGGACAGCGCGCAGTTCGGATCGATCAATGACGCCGGCGCGTACAAGGATGTCGCCGAGTGGATGTCGTAGGAATTGGGCTAGTTGGGTGAGGATGTTGATGTCTGTGATGGTTCGGCCGTCTGGGTCGAGCATGCGACTGATGGTCGGCCGGCTGATGTTCGAATCTCTCGAAAAGTTGCCCTTGCCTCCGCTGCGCTGCCCGGAGAGGTCGTAGCCGCGGCGTACTAGTTCGGCGTGCAGCCACTCGGCAAACGCTGCGTTCTCTCTAGGACGTTCATTTTTCACCCCTGAAATGTAGCGCGGAGGGGTGCGCTCCGGGAGTGAGGGTTTCGGGCACTTCTTCGCTTGCCTGCATGTGGCACCTACGAGCGCTTATCTGCGGGTTTGCTTCGAACAGATGTCCGATTGTGGTCGCGCAATCGCTCTGTGTCAACGGCATATGCGGCGACCACACGAACACACAACTTTCACATCAGAAACTTAGGTGATAGCGTTCTTTCCAGAACGAACACGGTTCCGTTCAGAAAGGAACGCGCCCATGTACGACCGAACAACCCTGCGTGCAGCCGCCGGCGCCATCGGCGACGACCGGTACATAGACCTCGCGACGCGGCTGAAAGTTGCCCCCGCGACGGCATGGCGTTTGTGGACGGGCAAGACCGCGCCGTCCTCGCACATAGCCGCGAAGGTCGAGGCCGCCTACGGCCTCCCCGCGTCCCGCCTGCTCGTCCCCGCCGCGACCGCGCCGGCCGCCCTGTGAGCGCCCCCGTGATCAGCCGCGAGCAGGCCTACGCCGACGCCCGCGCCGTCCTCGACAGGGCCCGAGCCCGCCGCGACCGCGACCGCGCCGCCGGCCGCCTCGCCCCTGAAATCGAACTGGTGTGCCGACGCCTCGACCGCGCCGCCCGCACCGCCACGCCCCACCGCGCCGCCGCCTGAAACACAGCAGGGCCGCCCCGGATGCGACCCGGAACGGCCCACACGCCCACCACAGAAAGGAACTGGACGTGACCCCCGACTCTATCGCCCCGCAACTCTCCGCCGACGGGACCGCCGTACGCCTCCCCCTCACGGACCGCGTGGCCCCCCTGCTCGACGAGCTCGCCCTCGCCTACGCCGAGGACCCCGCCACGGTCGGAACGCTGCTGCTCGCCCACGGCGCCGCGGTCGTCTGCCTCGACTACGCGGTGTGCAGCGACGACACACCCGACTACGTCCGCGCCATCCGTGCCGCCGAGGCCGACGGCACCCGCGACGCCCTCACCAAGGGACTCCCCGCCGCCGTCCACGTCGACCCGCTCATGTCCCCGCACGACGCGATCACCCTCGGCACGCGCCTTACGAAGTCGGCCGCCGCCATCCGCAACTCGCAGAACAGGAACCGCGCATGAACGCCGCCCCCGTTATGTCGATGGCCGACGCCGTCGCCGCAGTCGAACTGACGTACGAGCCCGCCCCGACCGGTGCCGCGCCCGCGGACACCCCGCGCCTCTTCGCGGCGATCAACTCCGTGATGCGCGACACGATGCCCGTCGGCAAGAACCAGCAGAACACCCAGCAGAACTACAAGTTCCGCGGCATCGACGACGTCATGTCCGCCATGGCTGGCCCGATGCGCACTCACGGTGTGTTCATCCTGCCGAACGTCGCCTCCCACCGGCAGGAGCGCCGCGGCGAGAAGATGACGCACACCACGATCAAGATGCGGTATCGCATTTACGGGCCCGCGGGTGACTGCCTTGTTGCGGAAGTCCCGGGCGAGGCATCCGACTTCGCGGACAAGAGCACCAACAAGGCCCAGTCCGCGGCCCTCAAATACCTTCTCTTCACTCTGTTCATGCTGCCCGTGGACGGCCGCAGCATCGACGACGGCGACCGAGATCACCCCGTCGAGCCGCCCGCCGAGCACCGCGCCGAGCGCCAGCAGCGCCAGCAGCAGCGCCGCCAACAGGGACAGCAGCGCCAGCAGCAGCCGCGCCGCAGCGACCGAGCCGAGTCCGGCCCGTGGGAGCAGCAGCCGCAGCAGACACCGCGCCGTGACTTCCTCGCCGAGGCGATGAAGGCGCCGGACCGCGCCACGTTCGACCAGGTACGCGCCGCCGCCGTCAAGGCCGGCGCCCCCGCCGACTACCTCGACCGCATCGACGCCGTGGCACGGCAGAAGGCCAACGCCGCCAACCAGCCGCAGCGCCAGCGCGACCCCGAGCCGGGCGACCAGCCGCAGCAGGACAAGCAGCAGGCGCCGCCGAGCACCGCGCAGGCCGCCGCCGAGCGCTCCGCCGCACTGAGCGAGATGTACGCCGCGGGCAAGACCGCCGGATGCCGCAACCGCGCCGAGGTCGACACGCTGCTCGCCAGTAAGTACCAGGTCACCCCGAAGGACGCCACCCCCGACCAGATAGCCGCCATGACCGGCGACCTGATCGACGTCGCGAGGAGCGCCGCCGCATGACGACCACCAGCGACGCCCCCGCCGCCGAGCAGCCGACCGCACCGGACCCCGGAGCCGTCCGCGCCGCCCTCACCCGCGAGGCCGTCCTCGCCGCCCTCGCCGACACCATCAAGGCCGAGCTCGCCGACGCCCGCACCGACACACAGCACCTGCTCGACCAGCAGGCCAAGGCAACCGGCTCGACCAAGTTCGACGCCACGTTGCCGGACGGCGTGAAGGTGGGAAGCGTCAGCGTCACCGGCGGCGAGGCCGAGGCCAAGATCGTTGACGAGGAAGCGTTCACCGATTGGGTGCGCGAGACGTACCC